CCTAACACACACCGCTACACAATGCTAAGATTCCTCCACGTTACCATGGTATTATCTGCGAGCACTACGCATGAGCCATCCTTAACTTTCATCCTTTTGGGAAAGGATATAGGCCCCCCCCTAAAAGGGTCTTCAGGAGTGCATTGAACACGATATGCTTTCGGTCACCGCCTCGAGGTTTATTGAGGTCGGGGGCAGTTTATACTCATGCCCAGGAGACACACACGACATTTAAGTCTTACTCGGTGTCGTTGTCGATTGCGGGTAGCAATGAAACGCATCAAGATTTGGCGACTTATATATCATGTCACAACTAATGATAAAATCCTTGGAATCCAAAGAATCCCAAGAGTTATCAAACAACGAGCAAATGGTGTTGTTTCCAGGAGTAAAGCGTGCATACTCAATGCTACGCGTTAAACTAAGATTAGCATCATCCACTCGGTAAAGCTCATACGAAGAGCAGGAATCATCCTCCCCTTCGTTGTCAAAGCGAAACATCCAATAATGACCCTCAGTACGAAAGTCATCTGGATCAGCTGACGTGAACTGCATCCCTGACACTCGGCGATAAACTTCTGAAAACAAATCGATTGATCGAAGATCAAACGGATTTGTAATTTCAGGCGCTTTCAAAGTCTCCAGAGGAGGTGTTCCATCATCAAATCGCTTCATAAATTTCGAGTATCGATCCTGAAAGTTTCGACCAGCCCAATCAAAAATAGGGATGTCTACAGTTCCAATAGGGACTTGAGTCACAACAAAGTAAACTGAAGCAGTTCCCGTTGGCAAAGCACTTATGGATCCAGGAAAAGCAAGGACGCAAGCATCAGTATTGACTGTAACAAGAAAATTACAGTAAAAAGTGTAATTGCCTGCGACGGCAGTTCCCCAATTAATTTCATTAATAGAATTTCCAGAGCTAACAGTCGGAGTGCTAAGACCAGAACCAGCAGCACCTGCTGTTCCGTTCCAAAACACCACACATTTATAGTCTCCGCGAATCCCATTCGGAAAGACCCAGCCATTACTTGCTGTGGTCAAAGTCATTGAATTTCTCGCGTCAGTAGTATAACTGCCTGTTCCTGTGGGGGTGGAGGCAGCAACACCAGTGAAAGTTGTATATCCCGCGTAGTTAATAGTCCCAGATGAACCATAACCAGCTTGCGGAAGATAGAACTCCACATCATAAGTTACCCACAACTGACCAATAACTGAACCTCCGGCGGTGTTTCCACCTACCGCAAGATATAAAGTTCCATGGTCGTACAATCTAATGTCAGTGCCGGATGGTATATTCCCGGCACGAACAAACTTCTCATCATTGGGAATGTCGCTTGGACGGCACTCAATCCAATGGCACATATTCCTAGACGGTTTACAAGCGTCAGCGAACTCATAGTTCAGCATGTCGCGCTTGTTAGTAAATCCAGGACGGGCTGTATCGTATTGCGTCGCCAAAGCGACGTAGCCCAATCCAGCTGAATTAGCATAGTCAGAACCTTGTGAAACAAAGTCCGCACACATGCCCATCAAACGATACGATGTAAACTGCATCGAGATGGGCGACAACCAAGGGAAAGTTTCGTTCATACCCGGGTTAAGGGGAAAAGAAAGCACCGTAAAGGCGCTTGTAGAGGAATAAACATCACCAATAAATTCGCGATGTTGAACTCTCACCTTTTCTCCAACCCTATGCATGAACGGGACCTGATACCCTTCACTTCCACGTGAACTAGCTGCAAGGAGCGAGTTAGAAACTGGGCGTTGACCAATCTTCATTGGAACCTCAGTCTCTTCGTAGTCGCCAAGACCAATCAACATAGGAAGAAGCTTTGGAATTAGCTCCGCCCCCATGTCGG